CGCACCTTACTGCTCGCTGCCAGAGTTAGAAGGTTGCATCGGAGTGTGGGAATTTATGGAACAAATCCACTCCAGATCCTACACACATATAATTAAGAATGTTTACCCAGATGCGTCTGAGGTATTCGATACAGTCTTAGATGACGAGAGAATTTTGGCAAGAGCAGAGTCTGTTACTAAAGCATACAATGAATTCATTGAGTATGCTGGACAGTATGCTAGTGGCAACATGTGGGCACCAGATGCCAGACAATCTCCTAGTCATGAATGGACTATTAAAGATTTAAAACGTTCACTTTATAGAGCTATTGTAAATGTGAACATCTTAGAAGGGATACGATTCTATGTAAGTTTCGCTTGCTCATTTGCTTTTGGGGAGTTGAAACTCATGGAGGGGTCTGCCAAGATAATTTCCCTCATTGCAAGAGATGAATCACAACATCTTAACTTAACTCAAAAGATAATCAAGAAGTGGCAAGCAGGAGATGACCCTGTGTTACTAGAGATTATAGAAGAAGAGAAAGAGAATGTCTTGCAGATGTTTATAGAAGCAGTAGATCAAGAAAAAGATTGGGCAGAATACTTATTCTCCCAAGGTACTATGATTGGATTGAATGAGCGATTGCTCGGACAGTATGTCGAATGGATTGCCAATCGTCGTATGAAATCAATCGGCATGACACCTTATTACGATATACCCGCCAAGAATAATCCGTTACCTTGGACGGAACACTGGCTAAATAGCAAAGGACAACAAAATGCACCTCAGGAAACTGAGATTGAATCTTATATCGTTGGAGGAATTAAACAAGATGTCGAATCTAATACCTTTAGTGGATTTAAACTCTAATCTTTGGCAGAAGGTTAGAAAAGCTTGGTTTGATAATGACAAGACGATGGAAGACTCCCGAAGAGAGACTGATCCTCTCGCTGAAAGACCCGAAAGCTGGTATAAAGGAGCACTTATCTTTCCTCAGATCCTTGAAGAGGGACTTGAAGAGGCAGAAGAAGTGTACGCCACATCCAGACGCAAAGAAGAGACACACGACTCGGAAGGGTGTTAAGAAAAAGAAAAACTGTAACAAAGATAACAAGTCTGCTTGACTAAATAAAAATGTCATGCTATCATGACAATACGTTCATCCCCTAGGGACGCAAGTAAGTCACGGAACGGATCGTTCATCCCATGATTCCAATTTTAATTGCCACTGCTATTACCTGCTCTGACATATCTGAAAAGATAGACAGAGTTAATTCAAAGCAAGACTTATCTCCTGTTCAAAAGGCAGAGATAGTTGACATTTATAAGGTACACCTAGTAGAGTCAGTCGGTTTGGATTGTAATTGGGACGAAAATGACTAAAGGAACGGGGCCTTAAAATCCAACTACTTTAGGAGTAAACAAATGGCACAAGTCACATACCGTGGTGTCAAGTACGATACCAATGCTAAAAAGGAAAGCAACTCAACAGAAAACGAGCTCATTTATAGAGGTCACAAGTATGTTAAGAGCTTGACAAACAGCGTTAAGGGATAAATAATGGGGACATCACGTCCCCTTTTTTCTTATATTATGAACTACAATAAAGTTAAAGCAATTGCACACAACCTTAAGTTGTTAGCAATTAGTTTGGAGGAAGCAATCAAAGAAGATGTAGATGCTTACCAAGTAGGTAAGGATCCACAACGTTATGATGGAGGTTATGGAGCCTGGGATGACGATGATGGTTATTCAGATTAACATTTTCAACCAGAGGTCCAGATGGACTGGGAATGCGAAAGTAAAAACGAGGAATTAGCCAGTATGATTATTGTGTATCAAGAACATATTGACCAGTTAGAGGTTGAGAATGGTAAACTGAAAGACGAAGTAGTCTTTCTGAGGCAACAACTTGAATACAAAACTCTCGGATTACCTAATGATGAAGAAGCGACTAGCCGTGATGTGCTCAGGAAACGGCACAAACTTTGAAAATATTGTCAAGTCATGTGATAAACATGAAGTTGTGTTGATGATACACAACAAGAAAGAATGTGGTGCAGCAAAACGAGCAGAGAAGTGGGGTATACCACATTGCTACATCAGTCATAAAGATGAAGACCAGATGCGAATGCTGATAGAAGCATGGCGAGTGGACTTAGTAATTCTTGCGGGGTATATGAGAGTGTTGAAGAATCCTTCAGCATTTAAGTGCCCCATTATTAATGTTCATCCATCACTACTACCAAAGTATAAAGGATTAAACGCTGTTGAACAAGCCCTAGATAGTAGTGACAAAGTAACTGGATGCACTGTACACTATGTGAATGAGGAACTAGATGGTGGAGAGGTAATACAGCAGCAAATGGTACCAATTGAACCAGATGATGATGTAGATACACTTACTAGAAAGATTCAACGTGCAGAGTATGGGTTACTACCTATGGTAATCAATTCGATATGAGACCCCAGAGTGCTAAAGCAAAGGGAAGAAACTTCCAGAAGTGGGTGCGTGAGCAACTAATAGAGCATCGAGATGTACATCCTGAGGACATAGAGTCTAGGAGTATGGGTGCAGGTGGTGAAGACCTCATCATGGCACGAGATGCACGAAAGAAATTTCCCTTTAGTATTGAGTGTAAGAATCAAGAGAAGTTAAATGTCTATGATGCATATGCTCAGGCAGAAGCAAACTCTGGAGACCATGAGCCTATACTCTTTATGAAACGTAATCATAAGAAACCATTGGTGGTTGTTGATGCGGAATACTTTATAAAGAATTTCCGTACTTGACAGGAGCATCCCGTGCATATATACTAGAGCACCAGCCACCCGTCCAATGGAAGACCAAGAGTTTCTATACGATACTATTGAACTGCTCATTGACCAACTACATAACCTAACAGAACAAGGAAACCTCAAAGATGCTGAGGCAGTTGCTGATAGGATCCGTGAACTACAAGAGATGACATGACAGTCGAGACTATGTTCTCAGTCCCCATAATCTATTACCCGATTAAGGACTGGAGTGTGAATAAGAAAAGAATTTTAGATGCCCTTCCCGATGAGGAGGGTCTTCTTGAGCCTGATGGTAGTCTGTATACAGACTTCTTTGAGGAGCGTGAGGATAAGGAAGATAAACTTCCCTCCTATGCTGACGTTGTAATTGATATTATTAAACCATACCTAGCAGACTTCACTAACAAAAGACGTGTGGAGTTTACTGACATGTGGTTCCAGACATCATACCGAGACCAGACACACGGTATCCATAATCATGGGCACAGTGGTTGGTCTTGTGTTATGTACATAGAGTATGACCCTAAGTACCACAAACCTACTACATTCTACTCTCCATTTAATAATCCTTGGAGTGGTAGACTACAAGTATTTGAACCACCAGTAGTTGAGGGAGACTTAATTATCTTCCCTTCCACTATTGCACATGAGGGACCACGTAATACTTCTGATGTTAAACGGACTGTTATCTCATTTAATATACGAGGTAAGGTTGATAAGGTTAAGTATAAGATGTGGGACGGTGACCCTATGGTATATGTGAGACAAGCATTTGATGAGTCCACTCCTGATGACGCAAAGGCGAATCGATATGAGTTTAAAATCTGAGATTACTTCTTACAAGGGGAAGCATTGCACACAGTCAACTGATTTTGTGTGGGGTGACTACATAGATCATGATGTATGTGATTTGGTAACTGACTTCTACAATCGTCAGAATATACTTCCATATATTGATGGGCAACTACAATTAGAAGGTGAGATTAAAGTTGACCCTAACTATAAAGACTCAAAAGATTTGCACGTCCCATTTCAGATTGCTGCAATGCATCTGGAGCCATATGTTATGGCACTGCAAGGTGTCCTTAACAAATACATAGATAGGTTTCCCTTCTGTGAGATGTCTAACTTTAGGATACTTGAACCCATGAGTATCCAATGGTATCCTGTTGGAGGAGGGTTTAAGATATGGCACACCGAAAGGTCGTGCTGTCATCACAATAATGTTTATAGACACTTAGTCTTTATGACATATTTGAATGACGTTGAGGATGGTGGTACTGAATGGTATCATCAAGACCTTTACGTACCAGCAAAAAAAGGTTATACTGTTATATGGCCTTCCGATTGGACTCACCACCATCGTGGCAGAGTTTCAGAGACATCTGAAAAGATGATTTGTACAGGTTGGTTCTCTTTCACATGAGTGACAACCAATACCCCTACTTACTACAACAGTATCGACTAGCTATGAAAGACCAAGGGGCAATCCCCAAAGAACCTCAAGATGAACTATGGAATAGAGCACTCGACATTATGCTTGAGTCTGTCCATAAACCTGATGATTCACTACGCTCTTGTGCTCACAACCAAAAGTGCTATAATGAGTTGATGTGGATTCGAGATGACATTATCGAACACTTAAACACACTACGGAGAAACAAATGACTTGCGGACTACACTCTAAATTTGATACAGCAGTAGATGCTGTGAAGGTTGCCCTCCATGAGGCAATTGATACAAAAGATTTCGATAGAAGCACCCTTAGTGAACTATGGAGACACTATCAGGGACTTCAGACTATTGCAGAGGGACTACCTGCACACAAGAATCATAGTAATGTCACAGTTGGTAGTGATACTACTTTTAATCTTGATGAGACTACTCTTACACTAGGTAATGAAAATGTGGACATTAACTTTAACCTCGATGATGCTGTTGGTGCTGCTGATACTGTGCCTGTAACCTTCGGTGGAGGTCTTCAAGGTGGTGCTGCTGATGATGTCATTACATTTTCTTAAGGATGTCATAAGGTTTTCTTAAGACTATAGGGGTACCCGCACCATAGGGGCTTGACAGAGTATGTTACATTACTATATACTATGTAACATAACTTAATCAAAGGTTATTCATGACTCAATCAGTAGCAAGACGTAATACCGTTACTGAGTACGGCAAGCAAAACATCTTTGCTTCCGAGCCTCAGATGGAATACGTTGAAAACTATGAAGGTTATTGGCAGAATGCAGAGTTACTCAATGGTCGCCTAGCGATGATTGGTTTGTTTGCAGCAATCCATAACTATGCCATCTTTGGATGGATTATACCAGGCATTGTTTAATATACAAGGTCTTTACACCCCTCTTATGAGGAACTTTTAACCCTAAATCTAAAAAGGAGAAAACAAATGACACCAGAAGCAGAAAAGTTTAACGGTTGGGCAGCGATGATTGGATTCGTTGCAGCAGTCGGTGCTTACATCACTACAGGTCAAATCATTCCAGGTATTTTCTAATGGGAAATCAAGGAACACTTGACCTATTCGTCAGAGCAAACGGAAGAGCAACTATGGTTCTCTTCTGGATTGGAATAGCAGTCTATACAAAGCTCAGCTACTTTAGTTAACTTATCTAAAGTATAAATACTTACTCGTAACATTTCTAAACATGTCCGACTTTTTAGTCGAGACTAATTCAATATCCCCTATTGCAGCTATCTTG